GTTGTTGATGCGTTTGAGGTTGCGCTTAGAGTACATGGCAATGCGCGACACTTGGGGGCTAGGCTCAACACCAAACTCAGGTGCAATCTCACAAGCCAAGTTGTACTTAAACGCACGAAGATAGCCTGGTGGGAACGCCAAGGGCGTGGACAACAACGCAGCAGTAGTCAGTTCCTCGACCGACACAATGTGCCATTCCAACACCTTGGTAGGCACCGGATAGACAGTCATCGTAATGTCGGGGTAAGTCATGTTGACAAACATGACTTGCGGGTAAGTAGACGTCACGGTCTTGACCGCAATGCCGTTGTATTGCTGTTGGTTGATTAGCTTAATGCCAAACGAAATGTTAGACGACGGGTCACGGAAGTAAGTCGAGTCATCTATCAGAATAGGGCGGTTGCCTACAAAGTCGCCCGTGGGGCCGAGAGTGCGTGTGGCAAAGCCTGGCAACCAAGAGAAGACTTGATCTTGCGTTGAAAACACCGACAAACGCTCGGTGTTCCATGAGTCAATCATCTGATTGAGTGCGGCTAACGCATCGTTGGCGGTCGCAGCAGACGGTTCTTCACCTTCAGCCAGTTGACCGATTAGGCGTAGCGCCCCATTGATTTGATCACCGGCTGTGGTTGTGGTCATGCTTACTCCGTTTTACGACGTCGTTTTAACTCATTCACAGGCGCAGCCTCAACTTTAGGCGCGTCTAAATTGTACACTTCCCACCCGTTTTGAACATCAGCTTCGGCTTCAATTTCCATCGTAGCAACTTTAGTGCCGTGGATTGGGTGTCTAAGATAAATTTGCATTCAGAATCCTTGTGCGAGGGGCGAGGATCACCCGCCCCTCTTTGCATTAACCTGCGACGCGCAAGGCGACGTAGGTATTCTCAGCGGTCTTGCGAACACGCCAATTGCAAGAAGTGTTTGCCGAAACAGCAGCAGTACCAACCAAAGTCACGCCGGTGTTAGCCGTAACTGTGGCAGCGTTTGTGCCACCAATGTTGATAATGAAAAAGTCAAAACAGCTATTGACTTTCATGCTTGGGAAAGCAGCTTCTAGTGCTGTGCCCAAAGGCATTGTTAAGGCAGCAGCAGCACCGTTATAGGTGATGATACCGGTTGCCAACTCAGCAGCAGTCAGAGTGGCTGCGGCTGTTTTAGCTGTAGGAGTCACTTGTGTGACCATGTTAATTTCGGTTTCGTTGCCATCGCCTAATTGATAGCCACCTGCGCCGTTTGGAAGAACTGGCATGATGAATTTCCTTTAAAAAGTTGAGAAGAGGGGGCTTACGCCCCCACTCTGTTTAGCCCCACAAACGTACGGCGGTGACCGGACGAATTGCGTTAAAGCCGTACAAGACGTCCACACGGCAAGGCATACGGTCGTTGTTGATGTCGTACTGACGCACGATACGCAACGAAATACCGTTATGCACTTGGCGCGAAGCCATGTCCACACCCTGTGGCAACAACAAGTCAGCGGTAGCCAACGTGATCGCATCTTTGTGATAGATCAAGTTTTGTGGGTACGCTGTGTTTGAACCACCCAAGAACGTCAACACGGCGCTAGCGGCGGGGAACGAATTCACAGTAGCCAAAGCGTTAGTTGAAGTGAAGATTGGTGGTTGAACTTGCAGAGTTGCTGTAGTTGTTGACGAAACAGTTACGTCAGCAGTTACGACAAATTGCTGCAAAGCACCAGTTGTCTGACGGGTTTGTGGGTTAACTGCAAACACGTTGGCAATGGTGAACACATCACCGATCTTGAACGTGGGTGAGCCGCTTGTGAAGCTAATGTCAATCGATGTTGCACCTTGGGTAGACACAGCAGTTGCCACGATTGGGGCAGTTGGTGTGACACCGGTTGTGTGCTGAACAATCGACTGCGACATATTGATCTCGTCTAAGCCCAATACGCCTTCGCCCATCATACCGTTTTTGAACTGACGGCTGATAGTACCAGTTGGGTTAAACAGACCTTTCAGGCCCTCGACCAAACCGGCGTTGGCGGCTGGGTTAACAGTCGCATAACGTGGGTTCATGGGTGTGGCAAATTCGTTCAACTTCTGTTGTGCTTGGAGCAGAACTAGCGAAGTCGAAGGAGTTGAGCCAGGTGTACCCACCGAGTTGTAAATGCCTTTGTAGGCAGTTGCCACGTCAGCGTCAACGCTTGATGCCAATTGTGAAACGCGAGGCTTGAGAACGCGTTCTGCGAAGTCATCTAATTGCATGGTGAGTTCGGCAGAGGTAAAGTTCACGCCAATGTGCTTTTGGCTCGACACAGTCAAAGTTGTAAACTGTTCGTTGTCGTCCTGAACTTGCAAGGCGGCACCGTCAGTTACCAACGCGCGGTCGGGTAAGCGAATACGCAGAGTTGAACCAATTTTTGCGCCTTCAACGGCGAATGAATCGTCGTATTGACGATTGACGTTGCGACTGATCACCAAGTTGTTCTCGAGAATTTCGAGGGATTTACGGGTGATCATGTCAATGGTAAGAATGCTATTTGCCATGATAATTCCTAAAATAAGTTAGCGGAGGGTACGCGCTTCGTGCTTCTTTATCTGTCGCAATCTTTCTGCCTCAATCCACTCGGAAGTAGACATTGACTTGATAGAGCGTGGATCAGTCGTATCGTAGGCCGGTGAGCCGGATGATCGTGCTGAAACAGGTGAAATCGGCGCTGGTGCGTTTGAAGTCTTTTTGACCGGTGGGTTTGCGGCTAACTGAGCCTCAATCTTCCCGATCTCTTTGGCTTGCATGATAGGCGAAAGACGTGAAATCCGTTCCGCTTCTCGGGGGTTTGCACCTAAGTGGTAAGCCACTTCGGGGCCGTTGTCCGAGGCCTGAATGGTTTGGGCCATCACGGTAGTAATTGGCAAATTCGGGTTGTATGCGACTTGTTCAAAGTCCTCATACTTCGCACGAACTTCCTCTTCCTTGTCGTGATAGGTTTCGAGTATTTCAGCTTGTTGCTTGCGCTGCTCGCGCTCCGCTAGTTTTTGCTCCGCACGTTGTTCTGCCAAGGCTTCGACATAATCTTCGTTTGAGGCAAACTGCTCGGGCGTGACCGGTGCTTGAGGCGCAACAGGTTGAACCGCTCTTTCCCTTTCCCACTTTCGCTGCTCGCGTGCGAGCCGCTTGCCGATGGCTGCGTCTAATTCCTCTTGTGAGAAGGTCTTAGGTGCTGCTTCGGGTACTTCCGGCGCAGATACTTCAACTACCGGTTCTGCCGTAACTTCCGGTGTCGGCGCGGGTACTTCCGCTGGGCTTACTTCGTCTGACATTTGTAACTCCGAGGAGTCCTGGTGGATCGCACCAGTACGATTAGTATATTACTTAGACTATACGGGCGCAAGCACCCATGATTGAGTTGCTTCATCCCAAGTGTAATTTTGTCCGTCGTTAGGGTAAGGTACAGGTGCTTCCCACAAATACGTTTGGGTATTTAGAATCCAAGATGGGTAAGGTTGGGGCGCGTAGAACACACCGACCGCACCATCTTGGACAACAGTTTCATCAAACGTGTACCCAATTCCGGCATAGTTTGCGCGCAGCGCTACGCCGCCATCAGGTTGACCGTCTTGACCGTAGTGCACGTTGCCGTGGGTGTTGTATGAGGTTTGCCACCACATACTAGGGTCGCCTTCTAAACCTGAGTCAATAAACGCTTGATCAGCAGCAATGACATTATCCACGATGCCTTTGCCATTTGTAATTGTTGGTACTCTTGCAAAATAACTCATGCTGTGTAACTCCCCGAGCTTGTGTACGTCAATATTGTATTTGCACCGCTAGTTGTGACGGTGGGTGAGCCTGTGGTTGTGCCGCTGTATTTGGTAGTTGGAATTGACAAGATGACAACACCCGAACCACCTTGACCACCGGCGCCACCTAAACCACCACCACCGCCGCCGCCCGAATTGACCGTTCCCGCAACACCAGCACCGCCGCCAGCACCTCCACCGCCATTGCCGCCTGTGCCACCGTTGCTACCGCCACCACCACCCGCATAAAATGTAGCTGTGCCGGTAATCGAAGAAGATACACCCACACCGCCATTACCACCTGTAGTGACAAACGGGGCGTTAGCGCCTACTGCTCCTGCACCGCCGCCGCCACCGCCTACAGGGTTTAAGTTTCCTGCGCCGCCTGCAAAACCTTGACCGGATACCCCTGCACCGCCGCCGCCCGTATGTGAACCGCCGCCGCCTGAACCGCCCGCAACACCGTTGGGTGATGTTGAACCTGAATAAGAGCCGCCCCCTCCACCGCCGGTAGAAGTTACAGAACTAAAAACAGAGTTTGAGCCGTTAACTCCAGGGTTGCTTGTATTAGGTGCACCGGCACCGCCCGCGCCGATAGTGATCGTATAAGACGTGCCGGTTATTAAAGTTAGGGAACTGGTTAATAGACCGCCCGCACCTCCACCCGCACCGCCGTTAAGTCCGCCGCCACCGCCGCCCGCAACAACCAAATATGAAACGGTATAGCCAGGGCCAAAAGCGCCTGACGAAGTAAAAGTATGGATTGTGTTTCCGCCGGAAGATGTAACTGTGCCGCCCTCAAAGACTTGCGCGCCTGCGTAAGCAATAATGACTACGCCCGAACCACCAGGGCCGCCGCTACCATTTGCCCCGCCGGATGTATTCCCTCCGCCGCCTCCGCCGCTGCCTGTGTTAGCCGTTCCTGCAAATCCATTTCCCGAACCTGTGTTTCCATTTCCACCCCCACCCGTACCACCTGAACCAGGGGTGCTGCCGTTGATGCTATCTACGCCGCCGCCACCGCCCGCAGCATAAGTTGAGCCTGTGATGCTAAATACTGTTCCATTACCACCTCGACCACCAGTATTTGAAGTTCCTGTTGCTCCAACAGCAGCAGAACCACCACCACCGCCGCCTAATCTACCGGAAACACCTGTTGCTCCGGCAAAACCTTGCCCTGAAGTTGCCGCGCCGCCTGTTGAAGTTCCTGAGTCAGTGCCACCGCCGCCGCCGCCGGAGCCTCCACTAGCGCCTGCGCCTGTATAAGCGCCGCCTCTACCACCACCGACCGCGGATGTGCCTACTAAAGTACAAGACGAAGTAGATCCGTTAGTGTCACCCGCACCGCCTGCACCAATTGTTACGGTATACGAAGTGTTAGTAAAAGCAGTTGCAGTACCAGTTAAAAACCCACCTGCGCCGCCGCCGCCACCAATTGTATTGGCACCCCCGCCACCACCCGCCACAACAAGATACGTTACGGTAACAGGGGGTGCGCCAAACATGGCTTGAAAGAGAGTGTGGTAAGCAAACATTAGTAGGTGTACCCTTGTGACGCTGTACCGTACCAGTTTGTGCCATCTGCAATAAACGCAAGAATGTCTAGCTTACCAACCGTTGCAGTAATGGTCGGCGCGCCTAATGAACCCCATTTGACACCCGTAAACGTAGCAGTTGTTGCCGTGCCTGATGCGGGTTGCTTGAGCAACAAGGTAAACGACTTACCGGCGGTTGCTGTTGGCATGGTAAACGTACAAGCCGTGGCAGAGGTTAGCGTAGCCGTCAAAATCGTACCGGCAGTAATTGCCAAGGTGGCAGACGCACCGACCGTACCGCTTGCCACAATAGTTTCGGTGTAAGCCGTGGGCGTAAAGCTAGTTGATGATGTCAGCGTAGTAAACGCACCGGTGTTGGGCGTTGTAGACCCGATGGCTGGTGGTGATACCAAACTTAGTGTGCCGCCAAGAGTCAAACTGCCCGAAGAAGTTACCGTACCGGTCAAGGTCAAGCCGTTGACTGTACCTGTACCGGCAACAGAAGTAACCGTGCCGGTTGTTGGGGTTGTCCAAGTCGGTACAATACCCGCACCGGCTGACGTTAGCACTTGACCGGAAGTTCCCGCCAAAGTGGCTAAAGTTAAACCTGTTGCAATATCTAAAGTCGTGACTTTGGCTGACCCTGCGGTTGTAGCACCAAGGCTTGTACCATTAATTGACCCGCCGGTAATGGCAACAGAACTTGCTGCTTGGACTGCCATCGTGCCAAGACCAAGTGCTGTGCGAGCCGCAGAATCAGTCGTTGCACCCGTACCACCATTGGCAATCGCCAACGTACCGGCAAGAGTAATCGTACCCGAGCCCGTAATCGGCCCACCGGAAGTAGTCAGTCCTGTTGTGCCGCCCGACACATCAACGCTTGTAACCGTACCCGAACCGGCAATGTTTTGCCAGGTTGCAGCGGAAGCACCGTTTGATGTCAACACTTGACCGGCTGTACCGGTGTTGCCCGCCATCGACAAGGTCGAGTTGATGCGTAACGTTGTGACTGTAGCTGCGGCGGGGTTACTTGCCCCAATCGTCAAACCGTTAGCTGTGCCACCGGTGATCGTAACCGCATCCGAGCCTTGCGTAGACATGGTGCCCAAACCGGTAATGTCGGTATTGGGGATGGTCGGCGAGGCCGTCATGGCGCTTGTGCCATTGCCCTTGACGTAACCCGTCAAAGTCGTAGCACCCGTACCGCCGTAAGCCACGGCAATGGTCGAACCATTCCAAGCACCGGCAAGCACCGCACCGGTCAGCGTAATGTTACGGAAGGTCGCATCGTTTGATGCGTCTTTGACCGATAGTGTGCCGTTAACGGCGGGTACGGTAATCGTAAAGTTACCAACTGCATCAGCAGAAGATAAGGTAGTTGTGCCGCCTAATGTATCGGCATTAAAGATTAAGCGGCTCATGGCAACCCTTTATTCGTAAATGACAGTTGCAGCAACCGTACCACCAAGCACCACGTTTAGCCCTTGGTTAAAAAAGGCTCCGTCGTACTGACCAAAAGGGTAGAAGGTAGCCGCAACTGGCGTAAACACACCAACCATTGTGGTGGCGGTGCCGGTCTGCACGTCATAGATGGTGATCGTAGGCGTACTGGAAGCAGCGCTTACAAAGATGCCTTTGAGCTTGCCTTGACCAACTTTGATCTGTTTAGACGCCGTGATGTAGGTGTAATTTGCCATGATATGCCTTACGAAAGGAATTTGAGTCGATAAAGCGTGGAAAGATAAAGAGTAATGATTTCGTCAATCAAATTCTGTAAAGCTGAATCTGTTTTGTCGCAAATGTCGTAGCGATATTTTTCAATGTCTTCAAGCTGGTCTTCCAAGAACTCGGTGACATTAGCCGTCTTCTTAGAAGATTGCAAAGTGATTGCACCAATCATGCCGTTGCGACCTTGATAGGCTTCAGCAAAATTGTCAGTCAAGTCAATGATATTCTCATAAAACTTTTGCAACGCTTTGTGCTTGGAATAGCTGCGTGTGTTTAGATGTACGCTATGCGTGACATCGCGCGCTAAGAAAAACATTCCTACGAAATCTGCAACTTTCATTGTTGTGGTTCCATCATTGGTGGTTGCATTTGATCGGGCGGCATCATGCCTTGGTCAGGCGGCATCATGCCCTGATCCATAGGCGGCTGCATCATGTCTTGTTCCATAGGTGGCATCTCAAACTGTTCACGCTGCGGGGCGCCGCCAATCAGATCACCCGTATCCATTGCGGCTGCAACCGTACCCATCACAATGTCTTGAATCTGCTCAAAAGTCATGCCCGCTTGAACGGCTGAAATACGCTTGGTTTCAGCATCAAAGGCTTTGATCTGTGCTTCATAGTTTTTGCGCTCAATGTCCTGTGCTTCCATAGACTTAGACACGTTTTGCAGCATGGAGTGCATCTGCTCCATCTCTTTAGCCATTGCTTGCATCTGTTGCTCGGCGGCTTGCAAAGCTGGGTCTTTGTCACCATCGTCCATGAGTTTTGGATCAATAGTCTTGGCAAAGCGTTTAGCCATCTCTTGTGCGCCAGGCCAATCCATGTTTTTAATAAACAGATCGCCCGCAACCGCCCACAACTGTGGGTTGCCTTGCAGCAATTGACCCATTGACTCAAGCGCCTCTTGGCGTTTGGTCATGTAGCTTGGGCCGGTTGTGACCATGACGTCGTAAGTGCCGACACCAGGGTTGTAAATCTTGTCGATTTCAATACCGTTTTGGTCAACAATTCGTTTGACCGGTTCTTGCTGCATGGGGTCGATCTTGGCTGAGTCAGGCTCACCGTCCTCGCCCATGATTCTAGCTACCCGCTGTGTGTCGTAAATCTTAGGCACTAAGCCAATGATTTGGCGTGTAATGTGGCGCACGGCGCGCGCTAAGTTATCAACGTAGTGGTATGTGCCGGTATCAGCCTGACGCTCACGCGCCATGATAGCCTTGCCAGAACGCTCATTGGACGTTTGTCCGAGGCTAGAGTCATATTGCCCAGTAGTGGACTTAATATCGTCGCTAGCCCCCGCTTTGGCTTGCAGCAAGCCGCTTGACGCCATAGGGGGCTGTGCGCGTTGGGGAAGCGGCAATGGCCCACCCGCACCGTCGGTCACATCAGGGTTAACTTCAAGGTATGGCCAGTTGGTCGTGTTGGCAGTTTTCCAGTTTTGTTCGTAACCTTCAAACTGACCACCGTAGCCGATAAACGGTGCTTTGGGCGCCAAGGCAAGCATCTCAGCCTCTTGGCTCACCCAGTAGTTGTACATACGTTGAGCATCCTTGGCGTTACGCACAATGCCCGACACATGAATGCGTCCGTCAATCTCAAATTCGTTGCCCACCACACGCACAACCGGAATCCAATCACCTGCCCAATCGTTATGCTCAAGCACTTCAAAGCCGTTAATCTTGCAATGCTTGACCTTTTTGATGTCAACCAAACGGCTCTTGATCGGCTTCATGCCCATCTGAACCATCTGTTGATCTTCAGGTGAGCCTTTCATGGCGCTTACATTGCCGTAATAGAGGTTTAGCGTAGCTTTTTCGTGTTCGACATAGTAATAATCGGCAATCCGAATGGTGTCTACGCTTAACCACGGTGCGTAAGATTCGTTACCCACGCTTTGCGCTTGGAGCGAGGACACGGGTTGTGCATCCGGAAACATACGCTCAAAGTCTTCGAGCATTAAGTCTTCAGTCACAAAACACCATTGGGCGTCTGAGCCGCACGGGTCTTGGATGGTTGGATCCATGTAGACTGAGAATGAGTTGCGAATACGCCCGATCTTGATGTTTTGATCAAACGAATTAGGGCCTTCGTATTCGGTGAGCAACCGGATATAACCTTCACCGTACGCTACTTGGTTCTCGCAAGCGGTGTCGTATGCGACGTCCGCGTCAGACATATACTCAATGTGACGCACCATGCCGTTAAAAATCTCGGCGACTTCAATGTCAGCCTTGTCGTCAGCGGGGATTACTTTTCCGCTTGGTCGATTTTGGCGTTGATCGTTGGTGACTTGTCTGACGTGCTGGGGCAACTTGTTAATCGTAAGGCAGGGGCGCGCGTTGATGGTTTGCCCTTGAACCGAGCCCCGAGTAGCCAACACGTCTGCTGGCCATTGAAATTGGTTGTCAGGGCTTGCTGCGTAGAATCGAAGATCATCAAGTTCATCCTCACGGCTATCAGAATAGGCAGATATCGCCATTGTCATGCGATGCAATGCGGTTTCTATGATGTCTTTGTCTTTCATACAAGCCCAATTACGTCCTTGTCTTTCATCAGGATCAAGTCTTCGTACTTGCGGTCAATTGTACCGCTGTACATGACATGATCACCTACGCTCACCATAAGCGGGCGTTTTGAATCTTTCTTGCCTGGCCCAACTGCCACAACCACGCCTGTGCGGGTGTCTTCCTCGGGCATAATAATCAGCCCGCTTTGAACAAACGGGTCAGGACGCACCGCAATGTTGTCGTGCAATGGTTGGATCATTTTTTCTTTGCAGTTTTGGCTGATTGTTTAAAGTCTTTGGCGGTCGGGGCGTTTTTTGACCCGACTTTGTTCATCTTCTCGCCCGAGCCCTCTTTAATGCGCTCGCGTTTTGCGTGAATATTTGCGTAGAGTCCAGTTTTCAACATTTCCACCGTTTAAGAGATGCCTTTGCACGTTCGCCATCCTTGGCATGGGCTGCAACCGCACCCATTCTTGCACAAAAGGACGCCTTGCGCCCTTTATCTGCTTCGGTCTTAGGATTGGGGGCGGGGGCCTTTAAGTTTGAGCCAGTTTCCGCATTGTACTTGGCTCGGCCCTTGGCAGTTAACCCCGCGCCTTGAGAGGCGGGTAATTTCTCGCCACGCCCCACAGATAAAGATACGGATTTCTTAGCCATTATGCGCAGTGAATGATTGCAAAGTTAAGGACAACGGCTTCAGCGAGTGGGTTTGCGCTAATGTTACGCAAGGTAATGGTAGCCGAGCCTGCTGCCATGCTAGACACAAAGGCGTTGTAAGACGCTGACGTGCCGTTGGTCACATTTAAAAGCAACACGTCTTTGGCTGACAACACGCTGTTAGTCAGTGTAAAAGTTACGTTTGTGGTTGCAGCCAAGGAGGCTGCGTTCAAGGTAATCTGACCGGCAGAGGCGTTAAGCGTCACACCGGTAGATTTGCTTGTAAGCTGAGTGACCGCACCTTGTGCCGGAGCTCCATAACCAATCTCTGTGTCTGCGTAAACAGTTGTACCTTCGATTGTGCTAGGTGTTGCTAAGCCAATAGGTGTGTTGTCAATTGTACCGCCGGAGATAACTTGATCGGCAAACGCTACGCCGATAGGTTGTGTATTAGGCATTTCAAGCTCCCATCCAAGAAGTTTGTAAACTATTAGTTGATTGACTACGGCGCTTTGGTTCTGCGTACTCTCGGTGCGCGACGGGGAATGCAAACGTCACGCATATAGCATCTGCTGCATCAGGCGAGGCTAACCCCCGCGCTTTCATGTCCTTCTTAGACTCTAAAAAGATCGTACCTTTAGAGTCGGGCTTCATTACAGGTGATATTAAATCAGTTTTAAGCACTCTGTCACTAGGAATCGATGCAGTTTTAAGCCATTGACGCATATCACCCCACATCTGAGCCCTTAAATTACCATACATAAGCGGATTTTTGGATTTATTTCCAAAATTGACCCCGCGAATCTTGTACCGTTGCTCTTTTAAGCGGTCTACAACGCCCCCGCCCACGCCACCTTCGTCAATGACAACCAACGCTGGCTTATATTCCTCAATGCACTCAATGACATGGCCCACAACGGTCATCGTGTCGTCGCCTTTGAAGCGTTTAATGCCAATAATGTCACGCCCTTGGCGTATGGCGATCACGGTCGAGTCAGAACCGAACCGTGCAGGGTCAACGCCCACGATAATGGGGGCGGATAGGTCTTTGAGCCGTGGGCGACGCATGGCTTCATCAACGATTGATGATGATATGAACTGATCATCACCGGCTGATGGAAAGTCACCATAAACCTCGACCGCAGCTTGTGATGAATCGGCGCCATATTCGTCGATGATTTGCTGATACACCGCCTTGTCCGTGCCCTCGACCGTCCTTGCGTCCACAATCTTGGTGTTCCAAAAGTCACGCTTAGAGTTGTGGCATTCGTAAAAGTAGCCGGTATTTCTGCGCGGGTTAGAAAACGCCAACCAAAAGCGGTTAGGCGTGTTCTCTGTAAAGAAGCCAGCAGTCACCGCCCAAATGGCGTCGTCAATACCGGATGCTTCATCAAAGATCACCATCACACCGTCGTAGTTGTGAACCCCCGCGTAAGCATCAGGGTTCTCGCTTGACCACAGCCTGCCTTCTACCGACCAATAGCGTGTGCCTTTCTTTAGGTCACGCTCGACTAGTTCGGTAATCCACTTAGCGGGCATGAGTCGTGTGGCGCTAACTTCAAACCAATGGCTGTTAAGTGACATCGCCAACCACTTGGTAATCTCTGCCCAGGTGACTGATCTTAGCTGCGACTCTGAGTTTGCCGAAATAATAGTTGTCGAGCCAATGCGTGTGGAGAGCATCCACAAGGTGAGCCAACTGACTAACGCCGATTTGCCAATCCCGCGACCGGATGACGTTGCCATTCTGAATGTGTCAAAGTCAATCTTGCCGCCGTTTTGCTTAATGTGGGCAGTCAAGTCTGACAAGACTTCGCGCTGCCACTTGCGGGGGCCGGAGAAGTTCTCAAGCGGCGTACCTTTCTGACCCCAAGGGAACGCGTACAACACAAACGCTAACGGGTTATCTTTGATCTTGGGCGACCAAAGACGGCTCATAAGAGCCATTTCTTCGGTTGCGCTGTACTGTGTCGTTTGCATCCGTGGGTTCCATATCTATGGTTAGACGTTGTTCGGCTTGCTCGAGTGCTGTGATGATGCTGATCTGTTGCGTGACGTCCACCTGCACTTGCTGCTTGGCGACCCAATCGTGCTTGTGTTTTAAGAACTCTAACGCCATCTTAGCGTCGCCCGCTAACGCCGCATCACGCACAACTTGCGACATCTCGGACTCTGAATCCGCACGGCCTTGCATGGCGGCTAACTCGACCACAGGGTCTAGCTGGCAAAGTTTACGAAACTCCTCGGGCATCATGCCAGCCTTTAACGCAAGCGCGTCATTAGACAGACCAAGACGCGCGGCTTCGTAGACGCGCAACAAACGCGACTCGGTGGCGCGGACTTCGCGGGGTGTGAAGTGTAGAGATAGCATTTTGCGATTGTAGGTCATGTAGGCAATTTATTATATAAAAAAATTTTGGTGGCATAACCTCCGCTAGCTAGGGCTCCCCGCAGGGCCCTCCCCCCCCTACCCCCATGCCCTCAAGAATGCTTAATGCCACAAGGCCGTTGGCTCACTAAGTCTTAGGTTGTTGGACAACCAACAAGCTCACTAAGTCTTAGGATTAGGTGGCTAAGAGTTAGTGAGTAACTCACTAATTCTTAGGGCAAATACTCACTAAGTCTTAGCCATTAAGTTTTCCTTGTAGGCAATGTAGGCAATGTAGGCAATGCCCACAAAGTCCACTGGCTCTCTACGTTGTGCGTGCGCCAACTGCGCCGACATATATACTGCTGTATGCATATACAGTATATTTAAAATCTTACTATCTAATCTAATAAATAACCCTCATTACCCTACAAAGCACATAAACCGATAATTTATAAGGCATTTTCCGAAAGCACTTCACGCCCCTTTACATTGCCTTTCCATTACCCTTAATTACCCTACATTTTTACCAATCCTCACAAAAGCTCACAAAATCCTCACAAAAGCTCACAAACCGTAAAAAACGCTAGGTGAATGCTATAAATTTATGTACACTAAACGCGCAGTACACGGAAACGAACACAACCAACTAAGGACCTACAAAATGTTAACGAAAGCAAACCAAAAACAGTTAGTAATCCTAAAACAAAGCCAGGCACTTGGTAACACCGGCGCCGTTGCGCGCGGCCTGTCATTTATGATCCGCGCATCATTACGTAAGACTGAACAAGCCGAGTTGCGCCAGCTGGCCGCGCAGTTCGGCGTGACTAACCACCCTGATTACATTTGCTAAACCAAACCGGCCCGCGAATGCGGGCCATAACTCTAAGGTGCTAACTATGAACAAAATTACTTTCAACACCGGCCGCGAATATGCTAAAGAAGGCCAAATTATTCACGCAACACAATTAGATGATGAGCGCGTGCATTTTGTAGACGTGACACGTTATTTAGACGGCGTTGTACGTTGCGCGTTTAATGAGCGCGCGATACTGCGCGCGTATGACGAAGGCGGTTACAACAAAAACTACATCGATTTTGACGAACAAATGAAATTGATGGATGTTGCCCGCGAATTACACCGCGCGCATCAGGCGGCCAAATGAATTATTACATTTTAGATAACGTGCCTGGCGCGCTTTCCGGCGCCAGCTGGGCCAGCATATGCCACCGGCCCGAGCGCTTGGTGTTTATTCGGCACGAACCTTGGCGCGATACTAGCCGCTGGGTTAGCGTCGCGCGTAAGCGCCCTTTTATGGTTACCGTTCGCACTAAGCGCGCGAGCGCTTGGATAACGGTATCTAGTCACGCAACACTCGCGGCCGCTGAGCTCTCGGCCGCTACACTTATTCAAGGTGCCTAATATGTCTAAATTTTCTGATACCGTGGCCGCGCTGTTAATGTGCCTAGCTTTGCTAGTCGCCTGTTTTCTGTAATACCCCACACAATAAACTTCACTTCACTTTAAGGTCCAAATATGAAAATTCTAGGTTATATCGCGTATGAAGGTCCGTCCGAGTTAACCGGCGCGCCTATTGTCGTCATTATTAATAAAGTGCATAGCGCAAGCGCTAACGGGAAAACCGGCGCGGACCTAGTGCAAAGCTTTATTATCCGCTCGGACATTGATCCGGTCGACGCGCTTAAAACCGGCGACGACGCGGCCATATGTGGCAATTGCGTACACCGGCCAATATTAGCGGCTGAAACCGGCGAACCACCGTGTTATGTGAATGTGGGCCGGTCCGTGTTGGCCGTGTTTAACGCATATAAGCGCGGCCGGTACGTGCGCGTTAAACCTCAGGCACTCGCGCGGATCCTGGCCGGCCGCAAGCTTAGAATCGGCACGTACGGCGACGGCGCGGCCGCTCCCGTATCACTTTGGCAAACCCTCACACAATACACTGCGGATCATGTGGGCTATACCCACCAATGGCAAACTCTAGGCTTTGATCATTTTGGTTGGTCAACGCTAGTAATGGCAAGCGCGGACACGGCCGAACAAGCGCTTGAAGCGCAAGCGCTCTCATATCGCACGTTCAGAGTATCAATAGGATTAGACAAGCGCGCCGGTGAGATATCTTGCCCGGCAAGCGCCGAGTCAGGCAAAAAGACAACGTGCGATAACTGTATGCTGTGCGCGGGCCAAATGAAGGCCGCTAAAAATATCGTCATCGCGGACCATGCGCGCGGCCATGCACGGCGCGTTATCCCCCTTCAATTAGTCGCAGCGTAAACCAATAGGATTATTCAAAATGCTAAATACTCTAGAATTTTATTTTGACATCGGCAAAAAGGTCGCCGTGGCCCGTAATGAGCGCGATGAAGCGCGCGCGGTGTTCGAGATGGATTATCTCAGGCGCGCGCTAGGTGTTGAAAAGCGCGAAGATAAACCCGCGGCCCGCGCGGCCTATGATGCCGGTTTTAAAGAGTACCGTAACGTGCCCCGTGTGGAGTATTTCAAATGAGGATGAATGCAAAGTACGCGGGCCGCTGTGCCCTTACTGGCAAACCGTTTAACACCGGCGATTTAATCGACTATAACAAAGCAAAAAAGCGCGCCGTGTTAGTGGCCGAAAACAAGTCTATTGAGATTCGGTTTGCTAGTGGTGATACTTTTTACCGTAACGCGCGCGGCCGGTGCATCGACGCGCCGTGCTGTGGTTGCTGCACTATTTAAGGGGCCGAACATGACAAACCTTGAAATTATTGAGATGACCGCGCTTCGTTTAGGTTGCGAGCGCGCGCTGGCGTTATTAGAAAACCCCGACGCGTCGCATTTTGACGCGGATAAGGTGATTTCTTTTTTAACCATCGTACTGGATAAACAAAAATGAATACTTACATTCGATCGACCTATTCGCGCGAATATGCGGCCATCCGCGCGCATCATACGCGCGTTAAGGCCTTGGGCCTTGAGATAGTGCCCGCCACGCCTAAACTGCGCTATATGGCCCGCATAGGGGCTATTGCTACTTTTCGCATTCTATCTAATAACACTTTGGGGTATTTATGAAATATTTTATTTGCCACCCTGATAACGACGGCGCTTTTGTGCCTTGTTTTAATAAAACTTTTGAAAGTATTAAATTGGCCGAGTTTTCGTTAGCCGAGTTTTTGCTACGCGATACCGTGGGTTATGTACGCGGTGATTTTAAAATATTAGGGGATTTAACATGAAATATAAAAACGGCCAGCCGGTCGACGTTGGCGACGTTGTGCACGTTCGCAACCGCGCGTATACCGTCTATTCAATAGGCGACACGGTAACCCTGCGTTCGATGTGCGAGCGTGGTTATATCAAACGGGTTTTTCCGGCCGATATCGGCGCCTATATACCGCGCTTGCACCCATTATTTGCCGGATTGATGCCACTATGACCATCTCACTCATTGCGGCCGCTATCGTTATTCTAATGATTCTAGTCTTTGACCTATAAACCATCTCACAACGCCCTACGGGGCGTTTTTTACGGGCTTTAAATGAGTCACGGCCGCAAGTGGTGTACCGGCCCGTACTATCAAACCTTCGGCCATTACGCGCAGGTCTGATTTTTTATGGCCTATCATGTCAGGCGCGCAATAAACTTGCTTTTTAGTGGTGAGCTCACGCGTGGCTAGCCGGCCACAGTCGAACCAACTGCACTCGAGTAACGCGTGCAATAGCGCGCCCTGGCTAACCTTATAGGTGCCTGGGGCGTTGAGTGACAGGGTATCGCAGATAACGTGAAACGGCGACGCTATGACGCCACCGGCGAACACACCGCGACGCTCGCGGATCATATCAACTAGGTACGACTCATTTGCACTCATACCCTGTTCGATCAGGGTTAACTTAAATTCAGTCACGGGGGGCGCGGCCGACGGGTTAAACGCCGAAACATCGCGGGCCGCAAGCCACGCGGCGCACGCGGCAACACCACCACGGGCAAACCACGCCCATATTTTGGCGCTCACCTCGGGGGCCATACGGGGGGCGTTTGATTTAAGGGCAAACCAACGGCGGTCCTGCGAGTCGAGCGTTATCGGCACCGCGTCATTACTAAACGCCAGTACCAGACACCTGTTCACCATATCGTACGGTTTCAGGCCCTTACGATTGATCGACAGGTATTCGGGGGGTGCGGCGATGATGGGCTTTAATTTGTTGGCAAGAGCTCTACGGTCTTTCGCGTCGGGTTCGCGCAATTCGTTCAGAATCAATATCTCGCTTTCGAGCGCGTAATTAAACTGTGATGACATAGTGTCAGAATCAAGCAAGCCACGGTTAACCGCGTTATCCCCGCACACGGCCCATATAAACGGGTGCCACATAGTGTCTTTGCCCGAACCCTGTACGCCCGTATGTAGCACCGCGTGGTTAATCTTGGTTTGGGGGTGTTGCAATTTATAGGCCATCACGTTAAAGCAATGCTCGAGCGTATCCGCGTCGGGCACTAGGTGCCTACAATGATCTAGCCACGGGGTAATATCGCCCGCTATGGCCACGGGCCGAGCGTCGCGCCACCTATTGCCGTACACGTCACCGCCTCGGCTAACCAAGACGGTGTCACCGGCCGAGTATGTTATCCCCACCAATGCGGGGGCGCCGTTCTCTTGGCGCAGTTCATCAAAACAGACTGAGGCCTCAATATGACGGCCGGTTCTGATCGATTTGCAAATGACGTGCCGGTAGAGCGCGTTAAAGGTGCCTCGGCTAATCTCGCGTCGGTCTTGCAAATCAAAATAGCTATCGTCGGATTGAATGTAAGCAAACCGGCCGAACCACTCGCGCTTTTGTACGCGCCCGAGTTCGCGGTGTTCAATCTCGGTTTGACGCTTTTTAACATCATCAGGGAAAGCGGCCGTGGGGGCGATAATTTCATAGGCCTTGGCCATTGTCTTGGCCAGCAGTTCATCGCGTAGACCTGGGGCCGCACTCGGGCCGCCTTGGCCCTCGACCCATTCAAGAAAAATATGGCTATCAAGCTGCAAACAATGGCTATGCAAACAGCAATACGCGCGCATAGACGGGTTGTACCGGCCTTGGGGGTTGCCGTCGGTATGCTCATGGCTATTGGGGCAAACCACGCCCGCCCAGCCCTCGCTATTGGGGCGACTAATGACTAAACTATTCTCAGCCAACCACGCAAAGATGTTATCGGTACCGTCGTCGTCTATCTTGATCGGGCGGTAAACGTTGGATTCGACGGGGCCGGAAGTCACCCCAAACGCACCCATAATTTGCGGCAAACTAAACTCACGCTCGGGGTGAAACTCGGTCAGGATCGACTTGAACCCGTTACGCTCGGGCTTGAGGTTGACGCTCCCTGGTATCCTAAAGTTGCGTACGGCGTTGGTCGCACCCTTGTCCGTAAACCCCGCCTCGGCTATGGCCTTAATCGCTGCGCTAAAGACTTGGTGCGTAGGTTGATCGTCTAACGCGAACGTATAGCCCCATTGAAAGTTATCGGGGGAGGTTTCGATCTTCCACGTCGGCTCAAGCGGGGGCGCTTTCGATTTGGTGCCTACGTCATCAAGCACAAGAAAGGCAACATGGTCGCAATTGTGGATTGACGCACTCGGTTTACTCTTAAATCGATCAACAACGAATGAGGCCGTGTTGGCGTACCATGCGCCGCCTTCTTTGTACTCGCTTGGGTAAAACGCTGGCCATGTCGCCTTGATCGTGCCATCGGCGTGTTGTTCTTTTCCAACAGGCTTTTGCTTGACTAGCAAGCAAGTTTCACCCTCGGGGGCGACTTTTGAAATGTAATCAACAAAATTCATGCTGTAACTCCTTTGCGTTTGTATGCGCCGGTTCGTACCGGCGTCGTTATTGCTTGCATATCTGAGTAACCATGCGAAAGCCGATAACTTAACAAATCAGGGCTTACACCATATATTTCCGAGGCTTCGGCCAACGTAATGGCGCCAACAGGGGTTTGAATAAATTTATTATTTCTTGTGTTTCTGCAATTTATTTTTTGGGTAACCCAACGACAATTGTCTTTTGAATATCCCTTGTCGTTATCAATCCGGTCTAATACTAGCCCGACAACGTAGCTATCAAACATATCTGAATAAAAACCGGCAAAAGACGCCCATTCGGGGCAAAAAGAAATGCCCCTAGCGCCGTACCATTTATATAAAGTGTGGTTTGGATTACTACATCTATGGCGTAAATTCACCCAACATACATAAAAAGGTGTTCTCGTCATACCTTTTATGCGTATAATTGACTTTGTCATTGCAATACTCCTTAGTTGTTTAAGCCACCCTCGCCGGTGGCTTTTTTTTTATTTACCGTAACGCGCCATTGTGCTGATCTCGGCGTTTAACGGTAAACCTTGCGCCCACGGCGGGGGCGTACACATTGCTTTTCTTAGTTGTTCGGTGACGGTTTCGGGCTGATCGGTTTCAATAACAATTTCGTCGTGAACGTGGAGTACAACTCCGAGAGGTTCAACGGCTCTGAGAGCGTAACGTAATACGTCGTTCGCGGCGGCTTGGGTGACATTTTCACAGGCCAAGCCACGCCATAGTCGGGCGCGTGGCCATTCACGGGCGTCAACGGCTGGCTTCCAAGCGGCTTTGGCGTAGCTGATTCCATCTTCTTCAAGTTTGGCGTAGGGGTAACAGAGGATGCGACCGGAAGGTAAAGCGTACCATAAGTGTTGCCCATCAAACAGGTAGGTTACCCTACCCGCGACGATTTCGCGCCCCTTATTACGCATGGCGATCATGTAGCCAGTTTCCAACTCTTGCCAGTAACGCACAGCCCATTGGTTCGCACGTCGCCATGCGTCAACGGTGCGCTGCGCGTCTGACTCAGTCATAGTCAACCCGTAGGCGCGACCCATCGCGCTAAACGCGCCAATACCCCCGCCGAAGCCACAGGCGAGGATTGCAACCTTACCGATCTGTCTTTGGTCGGGGGTCACTTGGTCTTCGGGTATCTTGTACATCGCCGCCGCCTCACGCACATAAATGTCGCGGCCCGACCTGAACACGTCTAACACGTCATCGCCTCGGCCCGATAGCCACGGGGTCATACGCGCTTCAATCTGACTCCAATCGGCGACCACCAAGGACTTACCCTTAGCCGGTACGATTGCGGGGCGCAGCATCCCTTTTAAGACGTCGGTTACTCTTTTACCAAACTGGGGAACGATGGAACGTCCGAGAACCATGCTCTCTCTAACGCTTTCCGGTTGGTTTGCGCATCGACGAGTGAAATTATGGACTTGAGCGCCGTATGACGACGCGCGCCCTGTAGCGCTGCCTCCAGCAAAAACAAATGCTCCTCTGACACGGCTATCCTCGACATCTGCCAAATCTTTAAGGCGGCTGAACTTCGCAACGCTCGACGCCCATAAATCGTCGGCGCACTGGATAACCTCGGCAACGTCGGGCGGTAAGTCTTCGACCGCGAGTAAGTTTGCCCGTACGCGCTTGTCAATCGAATACTTTCCATCTTCTATCTCCATTAGTTTAAGGTGTTCTGTACTTAGTCTTTCTTTAACCCACTCGCGCATCTTCGGCGAGCGGACTGACGTGATCGCGCCATTGGTGACGGTTCTGACAATGGACTGTATGTCCGCGAGTTCGATGGCCGCGTAAGAGATGGCTGCGCTGGCAAGAGGCACGTCCACCAAAACACCTCTGTCGTTAATTTTTTCGTTGACATGGTAATCCTCCAACTCTTCGTCTGATAGGGGGCGTAGGCTTTGACTTACGGCGCGCATGGCGCGCACGTCTTGCTCACAGTATTGCACCATTTCACGCATCAGCGCGGGATCATCTTTAAACGGCGGTACACACAGCGCGCGAATCAACTGCGCGCCACGGTAATCTTTCTTCATACTCGCACCGGCAAAGCGGCCTACGTCTTCAAGAGAACCAGGCGCACAGTTTGCTCGCGCTTGTGTTGCGGTGCAATAGAACTGCTCTAACTTAAAGTTAACCTGTAGGACATACCAAAAAATCAGGCGCTCAAAGGCTGCGTTGTGGGCGTAGATGAGGCCCTTATGATCGCGTACACGCTTGGGGAAGGGCTGCGTGGGTAACCACGTTACAACCTCTTCATCGTCGAAGGCGTAGGACATACACAAGACGTCTGTGGTTGCGTCTTGCGCGTAGTTGTAGACGCCATGCTTCTTCAAGTCGCAATGGCTGCGCGTTTCAAAATCTAGGTATAAGATTGTCATAGGTGTGAGGTGGGGGCGTTGATTTGGCCGTTACTGCCCGTGCGTTGGAAGGCAAGAAAAACACGCACTTACGGCATCCTCAATTGCTTGCCTAACCGCCCCCTAAACCTTACTCGGCTACTGCTGGTGGTAACTGCGGCAATGCTTGGCGGCGGATGTTAGCAATCAACGCTTCGACTTCGTGAAACGGTTGACGACCAAGTACGCCCAAGATTTTGTTGATTTCATCAACAGACATTGTCAAGTCAATCATGTTGCGCTCCTACGACGACGGGCGGGTGCTACCTCGGCAACTTCTTCTGCCTCAACAACTGGCTCTTCACCGTCCATGCCGACCCACGACTGAATGTCGAACAGAGGTGTAAAGATGCGACCGTACGACTTGTGCTGATAGTGTTCTTTTTTGAGCAACACAACGGGCACAGGTTTGGTTTGATCTTTATCAACTTGTTCGGCAATTGCAACTGCCAAAGTTTGTACGCCACGTTTGCCACCGGCCGAGGTGGTGGTGTAACGCGCTTCCAAACCTTTGTCTTCGCCGGTCAAACACTTGATCGACATACCGACCTGCACTTCCCAACCACGTTTAGCGCCCGCAGGGGCGTCATCCATTTCGGGCAATGGCTCAGACACAGACACCATTTTTTCAGCTAGAACGTCACCATCACCCCACGCAATGTAGCCGTGGACAAATGAGAACGGGTTGACTGCCCATGTCGAGTCAGCTTCGACTTCGGTTTGGTCAGCCCCAAATACCCAATGACCAGTCTTGTCCATCTTGATGATCACAACGCCAGTTGGGCCAACTTCGGCTTGAATGGTACGCAGGGCTGTACTGAGTGACTTTACTTCAGGGAGTTTTGCTAAGTTAAACATAGAGTACCTTTTAGATTAGTTTTAGGTTTGCGAGTTGCTTACCTAGGTTAATAACCGCCGGACGCGGATCAGAGTCCGCCGCCAACGTACTGCCCGAACTAACGCTTACCGCTACGTCAGCCGGAAAGTTCTTTTTGCCAATAATTTTCTCGGCTTGAGCGACAGAGATTAGCTTACTTTCGTAAGCCTTGTCACCTAATAGTTTTACGGGCGCTTCATCGTTTACCCATTGACGTGTGCCGCGCTTGGCGACCAGTTTAAAGCCTGGCACACGCACGTTGTTCTCAAGCATTTCAAACGCCAACGCGCGTACCGAGTCAATCCATTCCTCAAGCAACTCAGCTTGTGAGAGGTATTCGCCGATCTTGTCAGCGTCAATACGCACAAGCGCGGTTTTCAGCGCCCGATCAACAGCACCGGTCACCTTGGGGCACGTTGGCTTGGCCGCGCACCACCGGCAATGCTCACCGGATTCCATCTTAGTGCGGGGGCCGTTCACCGCAGCAATCAGGTCAAACTCAAACTGAGCAATACGTTTGGGCGTTGTCACCCAGCGTTTAATCATCGGCGGCTGAACAATGATGATTTCAATTTCTTCAACATCCTCAAACACCCATTGAGTTTCAGGTGTACGCATGGCAGCAGCAGCATAGAACATACCCTGTTCGTTCTCAGTTGCCTCAACAGCCACGCCGTTGCCAAACTTCCAATCCAACACAATTGCCTTCTTACCGATCCGGCCAAGTAAATCAGCACTTCCAAACACGCCTGGCAAAAGATCACCAAAGTTGACGCTGCTTTCCACAGCAAATTCCATCTGCTTGTCGGGATCAATTTCATCCAACGCCGACAACGCCACAGCAATCTTGTCATCGTACAACTCCTGAGTGAGCGTAATGCCTTCGTGAACCATACCGATCACAGACTCGGGCGTAGCCTTACAGTCAAGGATTTGGCTAATGGCGTCGTGCAATAACGTGCCTTCGTCAGCGTACTTGCTAGACGGCTTTGGCGGCATCTTAGCGACCATTTCGATACTGGCTGGGCAAGCGATAACGCGCTTGGCGGTCGAGCCACCTACGATAGCTGAGTGATTCATTTAGTTTCCCCTGTAGCTTTTAAAATGGCTGCGCGGGCTTTATAAACCGCGCGGGCTATGTCATCGTTACGTTCTTCGTCTTGGCAATGAACAAGCATTTCCGCTAAAGCCTCAAGTAAAAACGGCGCAGCGGAAATTAGACGGGCGTTTGCCGCTGATTGCGCGAGAGTTGATCTTTTATCGCCTTTTACAATTGCGATCGGCGCGTAACCGCCTGACGAACCGTAATCTCTAATTGCAAATTCATTTGACCGGCTAGCTTCGTGAAAACTCCAAGGCCCTGGGGTATGGTTCATTTTGACACCTCAATAGCCAACAGGCTTTGTAATTGATCTTCAAGTTTTTGCACTTTAACTTGCGCGTCAGCCTTGACTATTTGCATTTCAGCTTGCAACGCCACGACTTTGTTTTGAATCATTTCTTTATTACTAATCAAATCAAACTCAATCGTAGCCGTACCAATTTGGGTATAGCCATGTTTAGCCATATCTAATTTAGTCAACATTACTTCTGAAGCAAGTCGATCACCCGAGTCATTTAAGATTTGTTCGGGCGACATACTGCTAGTGCTACTTAGCCATGCAATGGTGTTAGCTTTCATTTTGTGTAGTCCAATTTAGTTTAGAGAGATTTAATTGTACACGATTTTTTGCTTGTGCTATACTTTTTTACATGAAAGAATCAGAAATCGAAAATTATTTTAAATGGGCGGTCGAACGCGCCGGTGGCAAGACGTACAAGTTCACGTCGCCAAGCCACCGTGGCGTTGCCGATCGTATAGCGTGTTTCCCTGACGGGGCAACATGGTTTGTAGAGCTCAAGACCAAAGGAGGTCGATTGTCAGAATTACAAAAAATTTTTGCCGCCGACATGGCGAGATTAAATCAAAACTACACAACACTATGGACTAAGGAACAAATAGATGCTTACATTACGACCTTACCAACAAGACGCGGCTGATTTTTTGTACGCCCGTCCTAGAGCAATGGTGTTGGCCCCAGTGGGTGCGGGTAAGACCGCGATTACATTGACTGCCATGACGGCTTTGCTAACAGATGGCGAAGCCCGCCGGTTTTTAGTGTTAGCCCCTAAACGTGTGGCGACAAGCGTATGGCCGGCCGAGTACATTAAATGGGCGCCCGAATTGCCGGTGCCTATAGCGGTATGCGTGGGTACGCCCGCACAGCGTTTGGCTGCGCTTAAATCTAATGCGTGGGTTGTCGTGACCAACTACGACAATCTGCAATGGTTGGCCGCGCAAGATTTGGACTTTGACGGCATTGTGTTTGACGAACTGACACGCCTGAAAAACCCCTCGGGCGCACGGTTCAAGGCGTTGCTTAAAGTTATTGAGCCTATGACCGTGCGCTGGGGCCTGACCGGATCGTTTACTTCTAACGGCCTAGAGGACGTGTTCGGGCAATGCAAGATCGTTGACCAGTCGTTGCTTGGGCGCAGCAAGGGCGCGTTTATGCAGACCTACTTTGTGCTGATAAACCCCGAGTACGGCGAGTGGATGCCAAGGCCTCACGCGCTGCGCAATGTGATGGAACGTATCAAACCCGCAACCTATTTGCTCGAGCCTGGGGAGTACGCCGATAAGCTGCCGCCATGCCACACCGTTGAGATGCGCTGCGATATGGACATGACGCAGTACAAAGAAATGAAAAAAGAATTTGTGCTGCGCTTTGGTGATGTACAGATTGCGGCGATTAACGCCGGAGTTGTAACCGGCAAACTGCAACAGATGGCTAGTGGGTTTATCTACGCCACCGACACATGGGCGGGTGAGAAGAGTTTTATCACCACGTCTACGCCCATTTGGTTAAGCCGTCACAAGTTTGATTTGTTAGACGATTTACTAGAGGAAAACCAACGTGCCAATACCATCATCGCCTACACCTACAAAGAAGAACTTGCCGAACTCAAGCGCCAGTACCCCCACGCCGTCACCCTTGACGACAAAGACGCTATTGAGCGCTGGAATGCGGGAAAAGTGGAGTTGCTACTTGTCCACCCCAAGAGCGCAGGGCACGGGCTTAACCTGCAACACGGCGGTTGCCGGATGGTCTTTCTGTCATTGCCTTGGAGTCTTGAACTCTATGAGCAAACCGTAGGGCGTATCCATCGCTCGGGGCAGAAGAATGATGTGTGGGTCTATGTGTTACTTACCAACAATACCGTTGATGAAAAAATTTGGGCGGCGTTGCATGACAAGCGCGCCGTGTCTGACATAGCCTTGGAGGCGTTGAAATGAGAACACCCGACAAGATAATTGCGTTTTGCACTAAGCCGCATACGGCGCAAGAGATTTCCGACCATTGCAAGATACAGCGCAGCAGCATCTACAGCGCGTTGGGGCGCTTACAGATGAAAGGGCTAGTCAAGCGCGTTGATACCGAGCCCGCTACTTACATAGTGTCCACGCCTACGGTCGTTGAGCATTTTGAAAATTTAGTTATTAAACACGCCCACAACCCTTTTGGACTGAGAGCATGACACCTGAAAAAACACTACGTTATCTTGAACACGGGTACGTTATGAACCCTCAAGAGCAAGACGAAACAGCCAAGTACATACGCGCGCTGCAAGAGTCAAACAGAGTGATGCGCGAGGAACTCATTAGGTACGCCGACACATTGTTTGACGTACGCCGTGAATTAACCCAACTACGAAAGGAACTTGATGAAAGAAGCTAGAGAACTACAAACGCAGATTGAGCAGCTTGAGCGTCATATTGCGTTGCAAGATAAGCTAATTGACGCGCAAAATAACGTAATAAAAGAGCAAGATGAAAAAATTATTGGTTTAGCTTTTGATCTTGAGTATGAGCGGCACACCAATAGTCTTAAAGGACAGAAATGAAACTTGATCTACTACGCGCTCAACTGGCGGCGGCCAAGGACGTGTTGCGCCACCGGCAGAAGCTAATGAACGAAGCGACACGGGCCTACAACCGTGTTTTTGTAACTGTTAAAAAACTGGAGGAAAGATATGCAAATCACTTGGCGAAAACTAAATGAGTATATGGCTACATATTCTGAAGAAGAGATCATGGCCATGCTTGAGTACGAACGCACCCACGAACGCAGGGTGAAGATGTTGTTGCGCTTGCACCAGCGCGCGAACTCTCTGCGTGTGGCGCGTGAGCGTATTGAGTTACTGAAAGAGGGGTTGCGTCCGTGAGCTACATCGTCGCATCCCTACCCCCGCTCAAGTGTTTCGTACGTCGAGAGTTTTTGTACAACTTCACCAAAGGCCACGGCGAATACGAACCGGCTATTTGGGTGAGCATTAAGGCACTTAGGGGCCAAGTGTTTCGCATTGAAAGCCTTCTGCCCGCCTATGGCGCGCTCTATGACAAGCTGCCTATCCACGCCTATGTGTGGCACACGGATAGCCCTGCGGCGTTGCCTATCGACGTCCTACAGCTATGGGATTGCATGGGTTACAAGTTCACAGTCATTGAGAAGATCGGGTTGCGTAACCTAGGCGTAAAGTTTATGTCTAAAGACAAGACGTGGGCGTACGGCAAGTACTTGTTCACCGTGGACTTCTGCGCGGATGGTCAGGACGTGGATACTGGCTTTACCGAGCAGGCCGAAGAACACAAGTCGTTTAACTTTTTGAGGCTTGATAACGGACAGTTTGCTTGTCAACCGAACAACCGGTGCCTGTGGTACGACCAAAGCCTTATCCCTGCTGACACCAAGCACCCTGACTTTCAAGCAGCACAAACTTTTTGGACGGTGGACGGCACAAGAAAGTGGACAACCGGCACCGATTGGTTTTATAACATTGAGGAGAGGGTATGACCGAAAGCCAAGTGTACAAACAGATTATCGAGAACCTTGCACAGATCGACGATGACATTGCACGGCTGCGTCATCAACACTTGATGCTACGCGTGGACATTCAAATTCTATTGGAGAAACGAAATGGTATACGACATAATAATGTGGTTCTACGCGTCGATGGCCCTGATGGTAGCAGCACTTCTGTGGTTGTTTAACACCCGTGAGAAGCCCCCGCCACCATTTCCCCGCGAGTTAATCTGCGACGGGTGCGGTCAAGTCTGTAGTGATCTTTTAGGAGGGTACTGTGAATACTGCATCAAAAAATACTAGCTTTTATGTGAAGCCCTACTTCCCTTGGTGGCGCAGGGTTCTGTGGCGCCTACTCAAATAGCTCATAGTGCGGGCTATCGGACTCGCCACGCTCATGAATCGTGGCATCCATATCCCAATTGCCGCCCCAGCGCAGCGTCACGCCAAGTTCTTTGGCAGCGGCAAACATGATGTTAGCCAAGCTATCAAAACGGGCGTAATCGTTCCAATCAATCGGGTATGGTGCGAGGTCTACGGCGTGACCGTAACCGTCGGCTTGGATGCCGTGAGTGCCGCTAGTTTGCACCCATGTCACGACGGGGCCAGGCTTGGTTCGCCCCTGAGCCCACAATTCATCTTGACGCGCTTGCGATCGCACACCCTCTAGCACCGTAAAGTCAATCGGGCTTAACTCAAGCGCACGATGGACAACGGCAACCAGTTTAGGGTGTACGCCTTTGAGGTTGTTGAGCGAGCGTTCTGAGAATTTAAACATTATTTTTTCTGCGCGTAGAAAAGTGTGCGGTCACCGAACAAATAGAATCCGACTGCCGAGGCGAAGTTGTTGACCGCTGGCGAGTCTTGCCCTGTCACCATCATGTACGCCCATGTGCCGAGCACCACGGTAGCAACGCCTGGTCGCATCAATCTGACAATCGCCTCGACCCACGGGTAAGTTGTACCTGCGCCGCCCGCTGCGTTCATTGCCTTGAACATCTCAAGGTCGGTGTTACGCATCTGCGTGTACTCGGCGACGTTGGTCGGTTTGTAGACGTCGGTTTGAATAAACCGCCCGATCAGGGATTTCCCTAAGTCTACGGCAAGGGGCCCAAGCGCGGCTAGGAGTGTAATTGGATCCATTACTTGTCTGCCTTGGCTTCAAGTTTATCAAACAAACGGTCAAGCAACATCTCAACGCGGTCAAAGCGTTTGTCCATCTCGGACTTAATTGTGTCGATCTCGGATTTCTTGACGTACGCGTCGCTGACGTGCAGCTTTAAGTCAGAGATGTCGGTCTTGAGTTCTTTAACCGAATCCCATAACTGACGACAAAACCAACCGCCTACCGCGAGTAGACCACCGGCACCTAAGTTGATGAAGTTTTGCCAATCCATTAGTCTTGTCCAGCTAAAGCGTTGATGCCACCCATTGTGACGGGGCGAAGGGCGTTGCGAGCAAACTGATTATTGATTTCCTGACTACCCCGTTTGACCATTGCGCGCTCAATAGCGTTTGCAGCAGACGCGGGGTTGGCTAATTCGGTAGCTAATTGAATAGCAAGTTTCTCGTCCATTTTACCTAGCAAACGCTTAACAATAAAGTTAAATGCTGTCACCGGCGAAGACAAATAGGAAGGTATAGGTAGACCGCCTTCTTTACCAAACTCAGTAGCAATCTTGCCCGCTTTGCCTGTACGGCCAGCTTGCGCTAAACGCTCATACTCTACTGTGCGAGCTAAGTCATCACGCACGGCGTTGACCGCGCTTAACTGCCGAGGGTTTAGCCCTTGAGTTAACTGGCTAATACGCTGCTCAACCGCAAGCGCGTTGGGGCCGGCAGGGATGGCCGGCGCCAATTGGTTAGCCGCGTTCGTTCCTTGCATACCTTGTACGCGTTGCAAGCGTTGCACGTCGTTGCCAATGGTCGCAAAGCGTTGCTCTAGCCCCATGCCCGTTGCGTCCATAATCTTAATGGGCTGCGCGTAATCTTTTAAAAATTTGGCGTGGGCTGTGGGGTTTACCAAACCTGTTGTTGCGTCTACTACCTTTTGACGGTACAAGTCTTCAATACCTTTACCCGCAATCTTCAACGCGTTAGGGTCGCCGCCAAACAAGTTTACAAACTGCTTGGCCTCCGACTCACCACCAGGGTTAAAATATTTGGTAATGACATCTTCAGGTCTAGTCTTGAGTTCATTAGACGCAGTTTGTTTAAACAAATTAGCGTTAGCGCCTTCTTTAAAACGGGGCACATACTCGGTGCGGTACGTCTTAACAATGTCAGCGTAAGCGGTTTTTGCCGCGTCGGGAATCGCAGTAGACTTGCCAATTGCGTCATCAATCTCTTTGTGCAATTGAATCAAATTACGCAACGTAGCGGAGTCAGTAGGCCTGTTGCCCGTTATGGCCGATTGAATATCTGCGTTGATAGCCTTACGCACACCATCTAATTCTTCAAGCGTGGCAGAAGCAAATCCTTCAGGTGCCGCCGGTGCAGTTTTAACTTTTGACGACACTAAACCGCCGCCCAAAGGTTTGGCTTCAGGCACTTTAGGCTGAAACGACAATAGTTTTTTGACTGTAGTAGGCGCAGTTTCAGGCGCAAACGTAGACAACTTTTGCCCTAAAATTTCTTCGGCTTTAGTTACTACATTTGAAATGTTAATCTTGCCGTTGCCCGCTAAATCAAACGCGGCAGCGTACCCAGGCTCAAGCGTTTCTTTCTTAAACTTTTGTTTAGCTGCTTCGCCAATGGCGCGTAAGCTGTTACCGGTTTCAGAAGGCGTAACCGTGACAAGGTTGTCGTCGATCTTCTTTGTAACGCGGTCAACCACACCTTGAAGACGCGCGTCAACACGCGCTTGTTGTTCTATCCTCGCCACGTTTGTTTGTGCGGCTTTGTCCGCGTAAACCTGTGACACTTGAGGCATATCTGCGAGGTCTTTAGTTAAACCTGAATACCCTGTACTGCCTACTGGTGCTGCAACTTGACCGGAAGTAGGCGAAGAGCCTGGCACAATCACGGCGTTAGGATTGCGTAACGCGTTTACGATTTGCCCACCCTTGTTGCCAACCGCTTGGTTAAGTATTGCGGTAGCAGGGTCGATCATTTTACGACCTTGTTCAACAACAAACTTAGCCGCCGGTAATCCTAGCGCGGGTACAATTGCACCAAAGGTTGCGCCTATGCCTGCATCATCAGGGTTAACTAGCCCCGCACCAATGTAGCCGCCAGCGCCTCCACCTAACGCTCTGACGCCTGTGTTTACCGCGCCGCCGGCCAAGCCAGTATTAAACCCGCCTGAAGCAATAGACTTGGAAACAGGGGTTAAAAATTTAGCAAGCGAAGGGGCTAACTCGGCGCCCTTGGCAACGATTTTAGACAAGCCCGCGATGGGCAACATTGTTGCGCCGATCTCACCTAAAATCTCACCCGACTTACCTAAAGTGCTTGCTCCGTATACTTTATTGTATTCCGCGTCGTCACGCTTTTTAGCTTCTTCTACCGCCGCGCGGGTGTTGGTGCCCACCGCGTAATCCAACGCACTTGCACCACCGCGAATTAACGTGTCAGATACGTTTTTAAAACCTTTGTAAATGCCCGCAGGTATCTGCATAACTTCTTGCATTACAGTTCGGTCTTTAGGCATACCTTCGCCCGCTTTAGGCTCGGCGGGTTTTGCGTCAGGCGTTAACCAGCTTCCCTTAACAAGGTATGCTTTTTCACCCGCCTCATTGGTAGCGGATTTTTCTATTTTTTGCCAAGCGTCGTTGACTAAAATTAGCCTTTCGCCGGTATCAGGATTGGTTGCAGTTTGGTAAGCCATGTCAATCCTTAATCAGCTTTAAAGCCTGGGGGTAGAGCGGGCGCGCCCGCACCGGCACCTCTGTATTCGTACGTTAAATCATACGCTTCTCTCATGCGTTGTTTTAAGTTTTGTAAATCCGAGCGCGCGGTTTCTAGACTTTTGCGTAAATCATTGGCGTTTTGAGTACGCGACAATGCGCCAAACGAATCAATAAGCTGTTTACCTTCTTGGTTAGATACGTTGCCCAACGCGCCACCAGTAGGCGACGCATTACGCATATCTTGAAGTTCAGAGAAACCGCCTTTGGCTGTAATGGTATTAAACAAAGCAAGCGCACGACGGGCTTCTTTACTCATTGCAGACAAGTCTGTCCTACCCGCAAAAAATCCAGTTATTTCATTTAACCCTTTTTCGTTTGCTAACAACTCAGCAATGTCGCGGTCAAATTTATCTGTTTTTGCATCAAAACTTTTAAGCGCTGAAGTAGCCCTTGGATAACTGGCTTCACGCGCCGCCGCGTCTTTCTCAGATAATTTAACTCTATTTTGATTAGCTAATACTTTAGGGTCAGCAGGGCCACCAGGTATAGGTTCAAGACCTTTACCGTCAGGCGTTTTGCGGTAATTTGGAGGCACCGCAGCGTTAGGATCAGCAGCGCTGCCAGGCACCGGAATAAGCCCCTGGGGATTAGTTGGGTCACGCATATAGTTAGGTGGTATCGGCGAGCCTGCAACTCCAAGAACACCTTTAGGTGGCGGGTCATTTCCGCCAGCGCCAAGTCCTGTGCCGGCCACATAAGTGTTGGCGTCAACCGTAATCATGCGTTTTTGAGCGGGGTCTGTTGGGTCTAACACATCTTTAGTGACAGGAGCTACTTTGCCCATTACAGGTTTGCCATCGGCGCCGGTAACAACCCTAGAAGTACCTGATCTTTCATCTATGGTTCGCAACGTGCCGGTTGAATCTATTTCAATTCTGCCCGCTGGGTTTAATACGTTGTATTCTTTAATGAGGCCTTCTAATGCTTGATTTGCTACTGCGCCGCCAACGCTAGCCAATTGAGTAATTTGTTGTTTAATTTGATCAACGCGGTTTGCCGCAGGTGCTACGCCGGTTTGACCAACAGGAGGATTCAGTAACGCGTTAACAGGAGGTGGAGTAGTAACAAGAGGCGCAACTTGCGTTGCTAACACGTTGGGCTGCGTTGCAGCTCCGGTAGCAGGTGTTTGAGCGCCGCCGCCCATAGGAATGTTAAAAGTGCCCGAACCTAATCGACCACCACCCATAGGCGCGCTACCGGTTACCGAAGGCGCGGTAGGAGTCGTTGCACCGCCAGTTAAAATACCTCGCACACGGGCAAGTTCAGCTTGGTCTTGCGTAAGTCGTTCGCGCGCGATACCGGCTTGCAAATAGCCTGGGCCTGACGTCACATCTGCATTGCGGCGCGACGTTTGATCTTGCATCTTAGCTTGCGCTGTGATAGCTGCGTTAACGCCTAAAGTTGCGTATTCTTTAATGCGACCAGGCTCGGCTTCAAGTTTGGCAAGCATTGCTGCTGCTTTGTCAGGGGGTAAAACACCCGTTGATACAAGATGGCTAAACGTATTTCTAGCGTAATCAAGGGTAGGGTTTTGCACCAAACCACCTAGCGCAGACCCTAACACTTCGTTAATTTTAATGCCCGTTTCAACACCTTTTTGCCGTTGCTCAAGGTCTTTACCGCGCAAGTCAAACGCAAGTTTAGGGTTAATTGCCGCAATACGTTTAAACGCGGCAGGGTCGTTAATGTCGGTACCTTGCGAGAACGCGTCGCGCAACGCATTTTGCGAATCATACTCTTGCTGCGCTTGCCGAATCTGCATCATCTGCCCCATTTGGGCAAGCATATTGGGCTGCTCTACTGGGCGTACGCCTAGTGCAATGTTGGTGTCGAGTGCCATGATTTAATCCTTAGAAATACTGACCGTAGTCTTGATTGCCAAAACCGCTACCGGTTCCAAAACCACCGCTGTTCATCATGGTGTTGTAAGTTTTTGTGGCACCCGCTTGCGAAGTAGGGTCGTTACTATTCCGGCCCTGTAGCAAACTATTAACGTAGTAAGTGTTAGCAAGATTGCTGATGCCGCTCAACCCTTGGTTAAACGCGTTTGCCCCGCCAACAATACCTGACGCTTGAGCGTTAGCACCGCCGGTCAACGCGTTGGTGGCGTTTGTACCGTAGGCACCTAATACACCTGTTGTGCCTTGACCGTAATTGCCGTACGCCGTGTTCAAAGCGTTACCGGCGTTGCCGTAGATGCCTGATGCGCCTTGGCCAAACTGTCCAATAGCTTGACCGCCTGCGCTGCCATAGTTGGCGGTTGACTGACCTTGCATAGCCGCAGCACTTTGACCGGCTGCTGCACCCGTCTGAAAAGGCTGAAGGGTATTGCCACGAATAGTTTGAAAACGATTAAACGCGGCGTTATATTCTTGGGATGCCAAATCACTAGAATAACCTGATGCAGCTTTTAATGCGTTACCTGAAATTAACCCCCCACGCGCAGCAGCTTGACGATCAATAGCTTTTAAACCTTCACTAATACGAAACGCATACCCAGGGTCTTTGTTAGCTGCGAAATCAGCGGGCGTAAAGTCAGCCGTTCTAAAACGACCGTAGTCTGCCGCGCCCGTGTTGCCGCCAATACCCAATAGCGTATTGAGTTGGTTAAGGTTGGCAACGCCTGATTCGCGGTATGGTGCAAAGTCTGCCCGTTGTTGTTCGTATATTTTTGCTTGAAAAGCCATTTGCTGATCAAGCGCGTCGCGTTGGGCAAGCAACTGCTTGTCAACGGTTGCGCCCGAGGCTGCAATTTGCCGGTCAAGCGCTTCTTTTTGCGCGGCAAGCTGTTGCTGCGAAATTTCATACGACAGCCGCCCTGACTCTCTTGCGGCTTCGGCCTGTGTGTTAGCAGCGTCGCGAGAGGCGCGCGCGCTGTTTGCGCTACCTAATAGACCCGCGCCCGCACTAATTACCGATCCAACAATAACTCCAGCCATGTTAATTCTCCGTTAAGACTAACCTAGCATTATTGTTTGCCAACGCCAATCTTTTATCTAACAAACCACATTCAGGAATGACATAAAGTAACTCTTCCATTTCATCTATGTCGGTGCAGCCACTAGGGTTGTCGTAAATATCAACCCATATAAGTTCTTCGTTACCTACCCACCCGACTCGGCGCGTACCCGCTGGCGCATCTAACTCTAGCGGTGCGGTCAAGGTGTGAAGTTCATCACCTAAGTTGACTGAAATTGTACCTTTTTCAAGTCTAACTTTATAGGGTGATTTATGCGCCGCGCCCACGATAACCGTGTTGGGCGGCACAATCATCGTGCGGATGTACTGCCCGTCTTTAAAGACGTGGGTTGTGACAATGTCAGCCTGTGGCATTTTCAAAAGTTCGTTTTGCAGCACGTCAATCTTCTGCTGCAAGGTTGGTTTTAAAAAATTGAGGTCAAAGGTCACTTTCATGTCTGCAAGCTACCCGACGAATTAAAGACGTGGATTGAATAGCCACCAACTAGCGAGTAAGTGCCACCGGTCATGCGTTGTGGGCCGAGATAGCGCAAAGCAATAAATCCTGAACCGCCATTGGCTCCAAGACCTGCTCCACCACCACCGCCGCCGCCGCCACCGGTGTTAGGTGTACCTCCTGTACCTCCACCACCACCACCGGACGTGCCACCTGCGCCGCCGCCACCTGAACCTCCCGCACCGCCGCCGCTAGCACCGCCACCACCACCTCGGGTAACTGCCGTGCCGGTAATGGAAGATGACGCGCCGCCGCCGCCATTAGTTCCACCTGCTGCACCCGCACCCCCGCCTCCACCGGCAGTTGAATCAACCGCGGCATTACCGCCTGAATTACCTTGTCCGACTGTGCCCGCACCGCCGCTACCTGCGGGGCCCCCGCTGCCGGTTACACCGCCACCGCCACCTGAACCGCCAGTTTTTCCATCAAGAGTGCCGGTACCTGCGTACCCACCACCACCCCCGCCAAGCGACACTACGCCCGCTAACGATGAATTGCTACCATTTGCACCGCCAGGGATGCCTCCCGCACCACCACCGCCCACCACAACCGAGTAAAGGGTGTTGCTGTTTAAATTAAGAGTGCTTGTCCGGTAACCGCCTGCGCCTCCTCCGCCTCCGTTGTAAAACGAATATGCGCCTGCACCACCGCCGGCAATGATTAAATAATCAATTGGAATCTGCGAGTTTGTACCAAAGCCAAACGCGCCCGCCGAAGCTACACCGATGGTCGATAAACGTGGCATTTATGCGTACCTTGTTTGCGAAGCTAGCACGGTAAACGCTGCATTGGCAGTCTTGATGATGGCGTAGGTGTATGTGTCTACCGAGTTAGCGTTACCGGCGTTTGGCGTAATACCGCTTTGCCATTTAGGCGTAATGGCTGCACCGTCAATGGTAACCGCGCTGTTGTAGTACGCAGTCGCACCTTGGGTCGCCATAAAGGTAACCGTGATGGTCTGACCAATTGCCATCAAGCTGTTGAGAGTTGCCGAAGACAACGCCCTAAAGTTTAGTGTCCAGTTGGCACTTGCGTTAGTCGTGTAGTACACAATGGATTGTGTCGCTACGTCGTAATTGATTGTGCCGGTCGCCGCAGTAGCCGAAATGGTAGTTGGCTCAACAATGTACTTAAACGTGTTGCTAGTGACGTTAAGCAACTGAAAGCGTGTGCCGTCGTACTCAATGAGCATCAACGCGCCAGCAATGATGTCGCCCGCCGCCAAAGGTGTTGTGCCAAACTTGGTAATTGACTTGACACCAAGCGTGTCAATGTCGATTGTCACCGCAGCGGTGTTGGTGTTCTGAGCAATAAAACTAAATTGGGCGCCCGTAGCGTAGCCACCCAAAGCAGGGGTTGCCAAGCCGGTTAGCGTGTTTGTACCGGCAACCGTGATCAGGTTGCTGATGCTTGTGGTGTCGTTAATTGCGGGAATATCGTCATACGACCCGATCTGTACAAAAGCCGAAGTTTTTAAAATAAACTTGTACAACACTCCACCGTCTAGCCACACTTCAGCCGGTGTGCGCCCTGCCGCATCCAACACAATCGGGTTGGTGTTGTTGGTTGTGCCGTCGCGGGTGGTGTAGGTCGTAGCTGGCGTAGAAGTTCCCGCTAGATAGGTGTATATCAAGCCACCGGTAAGCGGTGCGCCATTGGCATCCGAGAATTGCGCGCCCGCACCGGCAAAGGCTGAAAGATTGATCGACATTAGACTATCCCTGTAATGATGCCGTTGACGACCGTCACGGTTTTAGAATCGGTTGTTGTGAACGTACCGGACGCAGCACCCGTGCCGCTGCCTAATTGTTCGTACATTGAATTGATAAACCTAAACCACTCACGCGAGATCAAACCCGTTGCAGGGTCAACAATAGGCACACGCGGTGCTGTGATTTGGGTGGGGTTCATGCTTTGGTTGCCTCAACGTCAAGTTCAGCCGCCATGATGGCAATTTTGACCGGATCGGTGCCTGAAATCTCATACACCCGATCACGCAACTTCTCAGTCATGCCAAGGCGACGCCAAAGCACACGCTTGCCATACTCGCCCACGCCGCCCATTGACTTCCAATGTTCGTTTGACCAAGTGTGACCACCGTCATCTGACCAACGCAGCATGACTTGAGGTTGCACAAAGTCATCCACGGCGATAATGATCTCAATCTGATCGACAATGCCAATTGACCCCGACACGATCATAGGGCTCAAGTACACGCGTCCAGGCACCTCTGTTACGCCTGGCAAACCCACACCGGCCTCGCAGATTAACTTGAGCGAGTGTTGCGCGGTACGTTTAAAGTTATTGGTGCCGGTAGGCAACGCCCGCCATGAGCGCAACCATTTCTGAGTGCGTGGGCCATCTGCGTAGACTTCCAAATCAAAGGCGTACAGGTTGCCGTTTTGGTAGTCGCCTACGATAATTTCTTGGTTAAACGACACTTGGCAGTTGCTGCGGTGACGGCTAAAGTCGCCGTTGCTAAAACTTGCTCGCTCATGCCACGCTTGCGCCGCCACATCAAACACCCAAGTCGCTTGCGCGGTGGGGAAGGTCAAAACGTAGAACGCATGACCGTCTTGTTGATAAGTGTAGGCAATGGCATCTGAGATGTCACCGTACTGTTGAATCTGCCACTCGACGGCGTGGGTGCTAATTCGCACACCGGTGTAGCCTTGCGAGCGATAGACAATCCCGCGCCCGCGATCATCCGAGCCTAGCCAAAACAACCCGTTATCCAATTTGGCAACGGAAAATGTTGCGGCACACCCAATCTCATTAAACGCGCCTTGGATTCTCTGTAAGGGAAAACCCGCACCGGCTGCTGCGTTGTACCAAACCTCGACTGAATTTGTACCAAACAACCAAATCTCGGAATGGTCGGTAATGGATGACACCAAGTTGTCAGGATCGCCCTCTGCGCTTGCAAAATCAAGAGGGTCAATACTTAGTGGGTCAAGCAGCGCGGTCGTCCACACGCGCTGGCTAGCGGGTTCTATGAACACAAAATAGCCCGCAAGGTAAGACACCGTTAACGCACCAGGAAAGTCAGGGTCAGTAATCTGACCAAACGCGCCTGTTGTGGCGTTGTAGACAAAACTTGGCCCGTTACACGCAACAAATAAATGGTTGCCATCATCAGTCATCGACACCGGCCCATCGTTGGCAACTACGCCGAGCGTAGTAATAACGTATTGGTCGTCAACTCTATAAAGCGTATTGCCCGACACAACGTAGGCGTAACCACCGTATTGCCAAAGCCCACGCACGGGGCCAGTACCAACTGGTGTAATTAAACGCAGCCCCGGCGCACGGTTCAGAAACGCAGGTTCTAGACCGCCCTCGGCGACCACCTCGGGAAACAAGTTGATCATACGGTTGTCGGCAGCGTTGACGCTGCGAGCCGTATAAGCGGAGCCGAGGATAGGCGACTTCATTAATAATTACCGGCAAAGATGTTAAAGCGTTGACGCGTTGCAACAATTGAGTACGGCAACGACATAATATCGTCAGGGTTGTTGATGCGTTT